AACCCAGAGCAAGTTGTAGAGTTATTAAAATCTCATATTCAACTAAATGAATCTGGAAATGCAGAAATCCTTGATTCAAAAGGTATTGCACGCTATAACAATAAAGGGGAACTCTTTTCAACTGATGATTTAGTGGAAGAGTTTTTGACACAGAACCCGCATTTTGTTTCTGCTACTCCTGGAGGAAGTGGGACAAAATCAAACGTGGATAGGAACGACTCAAGAACTCCTTTTAAACTTGAGGATTTAGATATGAATAATCCAGAACATAGGAAGCAATATGCTGAATATAGAAGGCGTAGAGATTCTAAACCAACTGTGATTAATCTTAATAAGTAATTGAAGCTATAACTAAAGGGAGAAAATATGGCTAACGAAACAACCAGCTCAACCATTTCAGAACTGTATACTGAAATAGTTGCAGAAGCATTGTTCGTTGCAAGTGAGCAATCAATAATGCGAAACCTTGTCAGAAACTACACAATCGTGGGTGGTGGAAAATCAGTTGAAGTACCGATTTATGCTACTGTTTCAGCATCTGCAGTAAGTGAAGCATCTGATTTATCAAATACAGCAGTAAACCCAAGTTCTGTTACAATAACTGCATCAGAAGTTGGAATCATGACAACATTAACAGATTTAGCTAGAAATTCAGCATCCAGGAATGTTGCTGGAGATATTGGAAGATTATTTGGAGAAGCTATCGCAAGAAAAGTTGATTCAGATTTATCAGCATTATTTACTGGATTTTCTACAGAAAAAGCTGGAGGTGCTGGACAAGAATTAACTGTGCAAGATTTATTTGAAGCATCAGCAGAGTTAAGAACAAATAATGCTCCTGGACCTTATTATGGAGTGTTCCATCCAAAGCAAATATTTAATGTTAAGAAGTCATTAACAAATACATTTGTTGGAAGAGATACAGAATTATCTAATGAAGCTATGAGAAGTGGTTTTGTAGGAAATATTGCTGGGATTCAAATTTTTGAAAGCTCAAATATTTCTGTAGATGGCTCTGATGATTCAATTGGTGGTGTATTCTCACAAGATGCACTTGCATTAGCAATGATGCAAGACCTAAAGATTGAATCACAAAGAGATGCATCTTTAAGAGCAGATGAGATTGTTGCTACTGCAGTTTATGGTGTCGCAGAGATTCATGACACATATGGAGTTAAGTTAACTGCCGACTCAGTTGCAAGTTAAATATTATGGGGAGGGCAACCTCCCCTTTTACAAAGGATTATTATTATGGAAATGGTTAAACTTAGAAAAGACGATAGAGTTATTGAAAGAAACAAAGTTGATTTTGAGAATAACAAGGATATCTGGGCGAGAAGAGGTTGGAGTTTAGATGATGGCAAATCTGCAAAGCCAGAACCAAAACCAGAACCAGCAAAAGATCAAACTATTATTGAAGAAGAACCTAAACCTAAAAAGACATCAAAAAAGGCTGAATAATGTCATCAACAGTTTTTAGTGTTCAAAATACGCATTTACAAAAAATCCAACCAGACATTCTAGGTTTTGGCATATCAACTTTTGTAGATCAAATTCAATTTGCTGAAAATGATGTAATTAGAAGAGTCAGAGAGGAATGGTGGGAAAGATACAGACATACTGTTAGATATAAGGATATTACAAAAGTAACTTCTGTTGAGATGGTAAATAGTAAATTAACACCAGCACAATTTGAAATGGCAGTTGTTTATTTGGCATTATGGAAATATGTTTATCCACAATTAACAAAATGGAGAGACCCAGATACTGGAGAGGGAAAAGATACTTTCCAGGTACAAATTGATTTTTATAGAGATAGATATGAGGAAGAATTCCAAGCAATATTAAGAGATGGAGTTGAATATGATGAAGACTCATCTGGGGCAGTAAGTGATTCTGAAAAAGAACCTATCCATCATTTAAGATTAGTTCGTTAATGGAAGTACAAGCAAAAATAAATACTATTGAAGTTAGTAATCTTTTTGCAAGTATTAAAAGAAAACAAAAGAAAGTTATTGGAAAAGCATTAAACAGAGTTTCTAATATGGCAGTTCTTATGATTACGAAGAGGACTCAGAGGGGTAAATTACCAGATGGTGGTAAAATGAGGTCATATGCAAGATCAACCGTCAAAGACCGAAAAAAGAGGGGAAGACAAACTGGTTTTGTAGATCTGACTGATACTGGAAAAATGTTCAGAAGTTTAGATTTTAAAACATTGGGATTTAAAAGCACGTTATTTTTTTCAAATATGGAGAGAGCAAAGATTGCATCTTACCATGACACATTTGGAGTAGGTAAAAGAAAAATAACAAGACCTTTCTTTTCAATTGGAGATAAAGAAGAAGTAAAATTACAAAATGAATTTGCAAAGTTTTATTTTAAAGAGATGAGAATATGAGCAAAAGAGAAAATATTGCAAGTGATATCATTACAAAGCTAGATGCAGTAACCAGTCCAATTGAATTCAAAAAAATTACAAGAGAGCCTTTTGAAGTTGAGGAATTATCAGATGCTCAATTTCCAGCTTTGTTTGTTCAATCTGGGGATGAGACAAGAGAGCCTGGAAGTATTGGGGATACTGGAAGTGGAACTTATAGAGGATCAATAGATTTTTTGATAGTAGCTTTTGGAAAAGGCACAGATAGTAATATTGATACTGTAAGGAATCAGATTATTGAAGTGATAGAGGAAACATTGGATAATGATGTTACAAGGAATGGCAATGCAATTGATACACAGATTATAGAAGCTTCAACAGATGAAGGAACAATTTATCCTTATGGAGGAGTAAGAATAACTGTTAGAGTATTATATGAATTTACAAGAGGGAGTGCATAATGGCAAAACAAATACAAATGACAAAAGGGGATGATGTTATTAAATGTTCAGAAGATCATATAGAGCATTTTGAATCCCTGGGATATAAAGCAGAAAAAAATAGTTCCAAGAAAGCACAAAAAGTGCTAAAACAAGAAGAAGCAGAAAAGGAGTAAAGCATGGCTACACATCACGGAAAAGAGGGAGTTGTTACAATAGGTGGCACAACCCTGGGAAATGCAACTGGATTTACAGTTGATACAACTCATGATGTTGTTGAGGACACAGCATTAGGGAGTTCAATGAAATCATTTTTAGTTGGCAGAGGAACATTTACTGCAACTATAGATATGAATTTTGATGAAACAGATACGGGGCAGACAACAATGGTTCAAGGTTCTGAATTAACATTTGCATTTTTACCAGAAGGCAATGCATCTGGAGACAGAAAATTTAGTGGCACTGGAATTGTTACTGGAATGTCAGTTGGTGTGCCTTTAGATGGTGTAATAACAAGAACTGTATCAATTCAAGGAACTGGCGGACTTACAATAGGCACCGTTTAAGGTTAAGTCATGACAGACAAGATTGATTACTTTGATGGAATAAGAGATCATTTTAGTAGTTTAGAAACTCAAATCATTGAAGTTCCAGAGTGGGGGCTTGTTGGTGATAAAGCTATTCATACAAAGCCTTTCAATATGTTGGAAAAGCAAAAGATTTTCAAAGGTGCTACTAATACTGATTTGATTGTTTTAATTGATGTTATTATAGAAAAAGCCTTGGATAAGGATGGCAATAAAATGTTTAATGGACAACATATATTAGCTTTCAAAACTAAAGCTGATACAAATGTTATTGCAGATGTTGCTACAAAGATTATGGGAACTGGTAATCCAGAGCTTGAAGACTATAAAAAAAACTAAAGGATGACGTTGAGCTTTATAATATTTTCAGTTTAGCAGAAAAACTCCATAAGACAGTTTACGAAATCTTGCAAATGTCAGTAACCGAGTTTAACATGTGGTTAGCTTATTATGATATTCAATTCCAGGAGAGGGAAAGACAACAAAGGTTAGCCCAAGCAAGAAGGTAGTAAATGGCAACAAAACAAGTAAATATTGATATTATAGCCAAGGATAAAACCAGGATGGCTATGAGATCAGCCCAATTAGGGATTGATAGAGTAAAAAATGCAGTTTTCAATTTAAGAAATGCTTTTTTAGGAATTGGTGCTGGTTTAGTTGCAAAAAGCTTTTTAGATACTGCAAGAGAAGTTGAAAGACTCCAGGTAAGATTTAAATTTTTATTTGATGAAGCAAAAGAAGGCGAACAAGCTTTTAAAAATCTTATAAGGTTTGCAAGTGAAGTACCTTTTACTTTAGATGAGATTCAAAGAGGTTCTGCAAATTTAGCAGTCGTATCAAAAGATGCAAAAGAATTAAATACACTTCT